CGACGGCAGCAGTCACCCTGGCAGCTGCTTTTTAATGAACGAAAGGAAGTAAAAAAATGGAAGTAGAACTAAAAAAAATGCACCACCGCGACGCGGCAGACACAGAAATTGCAGCTGCAAAGTCGATTGTACCGCGCGTGACGGGCCTAAGAAAAAAAGTATTGCACGAGCTTGCGCGTCATGAAGAGGGCGCGACGGGTGAAGAGCTTGCTCAAATTCTTGATTCCTGGCTGTATTCAGTAAAGCCGCGAATCAGCGAATTAACGCGCGGTAAATTGGTTGAGGACAGCGGCCTTAGAAAAAAGAATAGCCGCAACCGCCAAGAGATAATTTGGCGAATAACGAAAAAAGGAAGGAAATTTTTATTATGAAATTATCACCCGATAATCACTTGAGCGGCAGCGTGCTGCCCGCTTACATGGGCCATAGCCCATATCAAACAGCTTATGATTGTCTAGAGCGCGCACGCGCCCACAACAACGGCGAACCGCGACCAGAGCTGGACAGTTTGCCCGCGGACGTTGGAACAGCGGTTGAACCCATCATCCTTGAACGCGGTTGTAAATTGTTAGGCATCGATCCTGGTTTAATAAAAAATTACCAGGAGGATGGCGAAGATGCAGCCAAGCGCCATAGCGATCTGGAGCTTTATTATAGCGACGATGGCATTATTACCCTGGAACAACCGCTGAAAATTTATTCAGATGTTGGCGCGGGCGTTCATGTTATGAACGCTGATTCGGAAATTACCTTGCATGGAAAAGTAGTCCTGGAGGCGAAGTTTACGACTGTACCTAAAAAGCCTAGCGATCCCCCGCTTTATCGCGGACCGATTCAGCTGCAAGCTGGTATGATGTGCCATGAAGCGCAGTTTGGGATCCTTTACACTTGTTACGGCGGGCGAACGATTGAAGTTAATATTTTTGAAAAGCATGATGAAACCGTCAAGCAAATTTATGCCGCCGTTAATGATTTTGAAGCGCATATGAAGAACGGGACTTGGCCCGAACCAACCACCGCTGAAGATTACAGCTGGAAATATCAAGAACCAGATCCAGAACCCGAAATTGACCTAGGCAGTAACCTGGAAGGTCCTGTTTTAGATTTTCAAAACGGCGTCCAGGCAATCAAAACGGGCCAAGAAGCCAAAGAAAAAGCAGCGTTGGATATTATGGCGGCCCTTGGCAACCATAAAGTAGGCATAATTCAGACAAGCACAGGCCAAAATTTTAAGGCAACGTGGCCCTGGCGAACAACTAAAGCGAAACCGCCAAGCCTATGCCCGCACTGTGACGGCATGATTGCTGAAGCAAAACCCGAAACCACCAAAAGACAAAAAACAATAACGATAAAGGAAATAAAATAATGAATAAATTACCCACACTTGCCCCACAAAATATGACTGAGGCGATGGATTTCAGCAAGATGCTGGCATCATCGCAGATGGTCCCGAAGCAATACCAAAGAAAGCCGCAAGATATTTTAGTCGCGGTCCAATGGGGCTATGAGCTTGGCTTGCAGCCGCTCCAGGCATTGCAAAATATTGCGATAATCAACGGTAAGCCCAGCGTTTATGGCGACGCGGCCCTGGCGCTAGTTAAGAACGACCACCGCTGCGCGGGCGTTCATGAAATAATTGAAGGTGACGGCGACAATCGCGCAGCCGTCTGTACTGTGAAGAGGCGGTATGGTGAAGAGATCGAAGAAACGGTCGGTCGGTTTACCGTCGCAGATGCTAAACGAGCGCGGCTATGGAACAAGCAAGGCCCTTGGTCGCAATATCCAGATCGTATGTTACAAATGCGCGCGCGTGGTTTTGCTATTCGTGATGCTTTCCCTGACGCCCTTAAAGGGGTAATTACGGCAGAGGAAGCCCAGGATTATCCAACAGAGGCCCGAAACGATGTTCCTGCTGTCAATCCCCTGGATCAGATACAAGCACCACCAGAAACGCAAGAAAAAGAAGTAGAGGTGGTTGAAGAAATCGTTGAGGCCGCTGAAGAGGTGGTTGAAGAAAGCGTAAATAAGTCGCCTTGGATTGTAAAAAATCATGAAGGTAAAATTTACGGATCGATTATTCCAAAGGATCCTGACGATTTTGTAAAACAATATATTAATTTAATGCAGATCTACAGCGCAGCCCGTCAAAATAAAGAAGGTGACGTTATTTTGCCGCGTGAAAAAATGACAATGTTGAGAGAAGTCAAAGAAGCAAACACAGAGGTTATCGATATGCTTGACCAAAAGGACCAGGCGAAAATTGACGAGATCTATAAAGGCTACCTCCGCCGCCTGGGGGCCAGCATCAAGAAGAAAGAAAAAGAGTATAACGAAAAATTAAAAAAGGAATTGGCCAATGACTAAGTATAATTTGACGGAAAAGCAGAAAGCGATTTTTGATCTTATTGTTGAAATGGAAAAGATGAACGGCGTAACGCCGACACAAAAACAATTATCAGAAAATTTTGGTATTGCTCAAGCAACTATAGCCAAGCACCTGGCAGCTATCGAGCGACGCGGATGGATCCAACGGGCGCGAGGTTTAAAGAACGGGCTTTCTGTTTTATAAAGTGTTGCCCGACGGCAGCATCGAGGGGGGAAAGGCCGTCGGGCAGTCAGCAGAACACGTGGGAAGAACAAAAAACTGCTGACTATTTTTTCATTGCTTTCATTTTTTTCATGGCAAGTTTACGAATGTCGGGATCTCGCACTATCTTCATAACGTCGCCTTTGGTCATGCCGCCCTTTTTGGGTGGCCTACCTTTTTTAGAACCATATGTTCCTTTACCCATTGGCATTATTTTCTCCTCATTTTTTTAACTGCGCTGTCTCTTAACGCTTTCGCTGTCGGCGCTCCTGGTGATCCAGGTTTGCGCATCTTTTCGCCTGATCCTTCTGCAATTCGTTTTCTCTTTTTGTGGATGTTGGCCCATAGACCTGGTTTTTTAGCCATTGTCGTCGCTCCACTTACCAGTTCTAATTTGTTCAGTAACCTCGATGGCGCGGTTGCCTACTTGCCGCGCCCATCGGCTGTTCATCATTTCGTCTGCTGCTAGACCGTAATCACCAGCTTCTAATGCTGCGAGCGCTTTTTCAAATTTTTTAACTGTCCCAATGCCGACGTTGAAAGTAAAATTAATCATTGCACTTATGCGTGCATCATTTAACTCACCCATCCAGGGAAAAGAATTAAGCAGCTGCGATCTGGCCTCTGCAATATCATTCTCTAAAAGATACTCAGCCTCTTGGAGCGTTATTCCATTGTCCTCAATATTTTTTCCTACACCAATCGTGAGCTTTCCAGCGCTGCATTTATAAGGTTTTAACTTCACACCTTCATGGATCTTTAACTGCTCAATTAACTTATTCATTTTTCTCTTGCCCTTGCGATGCACCAAAATAAAAACTTATGATTGCTGAAGCTAAACCACCCAGGTAACCAAGCACCAGGTTAATTAAAGCCTCACTGTTTTGCTCAGGTGGTTGCAATGTTACCAGGAAGATGTAACCCATAAAACCACCAACGACTACTAAACCAACTAAGCGCGCCGTCCAATCTTTAGAAAAATGATTCCTAGCATCTTGTTTGTCGGCGGTTTCTAACGCAAAAACGTCGACATCAAGTTCCTTCATCTGAACATCAAATTGCTTTTCAGCTTTTTTTAATTCCAATAACTGTTCTGGTGTCGCTGTTTGAATAGCTTTTTCAATATCTTTTTCATTATCGCCGCATCCAAGAGCATCAGCAATAACCTTAGTAGCCATACCGCCAAGCGGACCACCAACCGCCGCGCCAAGAGTAGGCACGATTGTTCCGACTACATTTTTAAATAAACCTTTAAACATTTACTTTTCCTTGTGCTTATTTTAGAGGATTTTTAACGGCCTCGTCAAATGCTTTCCACAGATCCTCTATCTCCGTATCAAACTTATCCAGCTTATCTCCAAGCCCATCTGTTATAGTTTCAGCCTTTTCAATTTTACTTCTCAGATCAAGCAATTCTTTTTGCTGTTCCAGGATAGTTTCCATTTGCGTACTTATTTCTGACAGCTTTGGGGCCAGACCTCGCACGTCATTGTCTTGCATTGCTTGTTCTAATGATTGTATTCTGCTGCCGTAGTCCTTATCAATAATAGATAGATCTGTTATATCAACCGCATAAACACCATTCGTTTCTTCAACTATCTCAAATCTTTTTATTGCATCATAACCAAAATAGATCGCGCCGCTAATCCCTGACAGAACAGGCAAAGCTAACGTAAGCCAAACAGCTTTCAACCCGCCAAGATTAATCTCGCTCATTGCATATACATCGTGTTGTTGTAGATATCATCGGCACTTATCATCTTGTTTTGGAAGAAACCAGAAAAGGACATATAAAGGTCATTGTCATAGCTGATCACAAATTTATCAATGTCCTGGGTATATTCAATCGCGCTGTAACTAGCCACCGCAATATTGTTTTGTGCCGAATAATTATCAACCGCTGATGTAATGCTTTCATCCTGGGCCGCGCTAAGAAATGCACCAGCTTGCTGTGCGAACTTCTCAACATCATTGAGCGCGCTATTATAATCATTAACGTCACTTTCAGTAATTGTCATATCAGTCTGCGCTAGTGCTTGCTGTACCTGTAACTGCTCCTGTGTGGTATCTGCGTTAACAGCTAACTCAGCAACTACACTAACTGTAGAAAGTTTGGTTGTCGCGCCCATTAAATCATCAATCGCCATGTGCATATTATCAATCGCTTCGTTATGCTTTTCCTCAAAGACATCCTTGGCGGTAAGGTAACTTGTGTTCAATACTGTGTTGATAGCATTGTTATACTGCACAACCATAGTCTCACTAATCATAGCTTCATTAGAGACGCCCGTCTCAACTATGTTTCCCTGGTGCGCGTGCATATCGACTGTCCACGCATGATTAGATAATTCTAACTTCTGGCGTATGGCGTCTGCTGCGTTATATAAATTAGCGACGGTTTCGTCGGCGTGCGCGACTTGTCCTAAACCGCTCACTAACACTGCGCTTATCATTAGCTTCTTGAACATCTTCTAACTCCTGACCTATCTTTAATAGTTTATTCCAAAACTTAACATCGTCTCTATATCCTACCACAAAATTCTTTGGATTTCTACGCATCATTTCAAATGCCTCACGACCTACCAGCAACTTACCCTTATCAACATCCATCACAGGGCATGGCGTATTCGCTAATGCCATAGCCTTGAACACTGCCGCATTGCCGCACATCACGGATATACCAGAAACTTGCAATCCCATGCCGCCGATCTGCTGCGGCGTACCGATTAATCGCGCATCCTTACGTCTGTTACACTCGTCGTCTTGTTCCATACCGCCAAAGCTAAACCCAAAGAGACTTACTTGTATGCCGCCCGTCTTTGGTATTAAACAGCTATCCTGACCACCACCGCCTATTACTGTTGGGGATATTGCGGAAGGTGGTGGTTGAGATCCTGGGCTACTTCCCGCCCCATTGTAATTGATAGTTTCTTGTGTATTGTTGCTATCCACTGTGGCATCACTGATATTGGTGTTAGTATTAAGATCGCCCGTCACATCTTGCGCTAACGCTCCTGACAATCCAACACCGATTGATACTGTTGCAAGCCACACAATAATTCTAAGGCAGCTTCCTTTTCTCCTAAGGTATGCAATAGCTCTGCGTTCATATTTGTTTGACATAAGTGATCACCTTCAGCGCAAGACCTTGTATAAGTATGACTTGCTGTGCATCCTGATAGTACGAAGATAAAAATAAACTTCACTTACATCTTTACCAGGATTGAGATAAGCAACATAACGATAGCGCCGCAACCTGTTATAAAAATATTTTCCAGGCGCTTCACTCTAATAAACAATTCTTTTAATTGGATCTTAACTTCTGTTTTAATTGCGACGACCTCTTTTTCCAGGCCGTCAATTCTATGGTGTGCGCTTGCTACTGTTCGCCTGTCATTCATAATATTCTCCTAAGTATTATTATAGCCCATTTCAAGCTCAAGTTTATTTCCACCCTTGTCAGTCCAGGCCTTATCCACTTCTTCTGTCCACCAATCTTCCCACTTGGTTAAGTCGCCAGTGAAGGTCACAGTGTCTCCCCAAAGTTTTTCAAAATGATTTTCTATAAGTGTCAGCCCAAGGTAATCTGCTATGCCCTGTAAAACTTTTGAGTCATCAAGCAACTCTTCAAACCTCACCGTATGCCACCTGTCATCGGCTATACAAGGGAAATGGTCATTTAAATAATCAAGCATAAAGTCCATACTTTTAATAATTGTAGTGTCATTTCTGGGTAGTTTCATGAAACGCACCCAACTAATAAGCACATTTCTTGGATTGCGTATAATCTGTACCTGTGGGTGTGGTTTGTCCTCATAAGGGTAAGGCTTATAAAAACCATAATGATGTTTTCGCACCTCATCTGTGCCAAATAGTTCTAGTGCTTTAAGAAGCAAATTTGTACCAGACTTAGGTGCGCCACCACAATAAAGCATTTTATTTCCTTACTTGTTATGGTTCAGTATATAGACACCATCAATCATGCCTGCATAATAGGTGTCTACAGATTCAACACCAACATTCATTACATCAAGTGTGCCTGTCATAACTTCAACATTTGTTACAGATATATTTGATCCATCGTGACCACGCAATTCATCGCCTACTACAAGTTCACTTGCTGTTATCCATTTCCAGGCTGAGTTATTATAAGCAAGGAATGGGTGTGATGATGTACATTCAAGTTGTCCGTTAATTCTTATCCACTCACCGACCACATATGAAGTTGCCCGAACCACTGTTGATGCAGTATTTGAAGCATTGTTTAAGTTAGATATTGTCCAATCAGCCCAATTAGGATTGTCTTCATCAAGCATTGTCGGCTCTGTCAAACCTGACAGCCTATCATTTACAGAAATGTCAGCAACCGTTGCGACACGATCAGCAGCACCACCAACACCTAAGATGATGACTTGTGAATTAACTGCTAGACATTTCTTACCGCCACCAGACTCAGTTATCACATTATATACAGCAGAATCACCATTCATGCTTGCTGTACCCGATCTTAAATCATTAAAGTCTGACGAAGCAGTTACTTGCATACGAATAGTATCGCCATTACTAAATGATAATGATGAAGCATAGCTACCTGTGCTATTCTTCTGTATCAATGGTGAACCTGTACCACTCACAGTTACAGTTATCGGTCCATTGGTTACAGATAAAGTTAAGCTATTACTGGTGTATCTAACATTACGAATAGCATTAACTTTTGAGGTAAAGTTAGCTGCACTGAACGTACCTGTCGGTGTTGGTAGTGTAGCATCACCGCCATAGAAATCATTTAGGCTAATCGTGCCTGACGTTGGTATGCCACTGTTAGCTGCCGTATCTGGTACATTTGCACCGCCACGATAATACTCATTGATGTTTATCGGATTAGAACCGCCAAACTCTGTCTGAATATCATTTAAACTAATTGCACCACTAGTTTGTAAAACCATTACTACTTACCTTTTAGCTCTTCAACTTCAGCTTTCAATTCTTTAATTGCCTCAACAAGCAAACCAATCATGTTGCCGTATGCAACTGAAAGTGTTTCCTCCCCACTATCAGGGTCAACATTATTAACAATTACTTCTGGCAATACTTCCTGCACATCTTGTGCAATAAGACCACTTTGTCTGATACCGTTCATGTCAATGCGGTCATACGTATAACCTGTTAATTGTGACACCTTGCCTAGTGCGTTTGGTATTACTTCAAGATTGTCTTTAAGTTTACGGTCTGAGTATGCTGTGATGTTTGCCGTTGCAGTAAAACTACCTGCATCGTCAAATGTAAATCGTGTGGTTGAACCGTCACGAATATACCAATTACCTATACCTGCATTAAGGTCAGTGTACATATGACTGCCGTTACAGAAAAACTCAACATCATTTCCTGTCCCAAAATATATAGTATCATTATCGTCTAGTGCTATATTGCCCGCAGTTGTTATTTGTAGTGTCCCTACATTAATATCACCCGCGAATGTGGCGTTGCCTGAAATGTCAAAACCTAGATACATCGTATCAGAAGAACCCCATAATTCCAGAGGTGATTCACCTGCACTGTTAGACGCTTGCATTTTCATAGTGTAAGGAGAGTCGTACATCTTAGAAATATTAGCATATCTAGCTGATGACGTGGCAGACCCATTGAAGTGTATTGCCGCCACATCTGTCGCTGTGGAGGGTGAGTTGACTAACAGTGTTTCACCGTCAATAGTAACATCACCTGCGAAAGTGGCGTTTTGTGAGCTATCAAGCGTTAGTGCTGTGCTTGTGGCGTTGTCGTCTATGCCTGTGGAGGTGAAGGTTGTTACGGTTGTTACCCCTGCCCCTAATGCTCCAGTAGTTGTGATAGGCGACGACCCGTTATCTATAGAACCAAAGCCAGAAGTAATTGAGCCAGAGTTTAATGCACCTGTTTCTGTAATAGCTACGCCACCAGTAACTTCCCAAGTTCCTAAAGAAGTACGTGTGTAGGTTATGTCGTTCATC